GACAGTTGAGCTCGCGCCAATTGTCTTCGGTTTATATTTCTTCCAAAGTTTTTTTACACGATAAATTTAGATTGTATTCCGTAGCTGCTTTAATGAATGATATTTCTGAGAATGCCAGTTATCTTGTACCTAAGCATAAAATTAACAAGCGTCTCGCCTGGTGGTGGTGTGAAAAGCATTCTTTGGCGGCTCCGTGTGAATGTGATCTACGTTTCGAGATAGTTGCCAAAGCTTTTGCTCATATACCAGAATCAGCTAGGCAGGGTACTATTCCCCGGTATGTTACCGGTGGTCGTAGTATGTCTGACCTTGAGATGTATGTTGTGCTTTTGACTCAGTGTGAAGCGATGTTTTACTGCCTTGGTGGCAAGTGGAACCTTCGTGATGCTGAGCACCAAATTAGAGACGATAGGTTATTGAAAATGTTGACCATCGTACGTGAATCTGAGAATTGGACTCCGCTACCTAAAATGGCGGATAGCAATACCAGTTTGCGTGATGATCCTTATCCTTCCGTCACTCATAATATTCTCAAACTATTGTTAGTTTGGGATTTGATTGAGTTGTCGTGTAACACAATGACCATCTCTGAGAGACTAGCTCCTGACAATGTTGAGTATTTTCAGGAGAATGTCTGGCAGAGGTCTCGTCTTATACCTGATGTGTCACTGGGTCGTGATGACCCTTTTGAGGACCATGAGTATGTTAGAAGAATGAGAAACGGTTCGATTTACAACCTTGTTTTTGGTCACAGGGTGGTAAAAGGCCGTATTTGCTTTAATAGTGTTTTAACCACTAGTCAAGTTGATTCTTCTAAACTCCTATCTAATGATGAAAAGCTTAGAAGGGATGTAAAATTCCCTCACTATGTTGATAATATCATTAGGAGACACACTAAAGAAGCGTTGAGATGTTTGTACACGCATTTCGGCGTTGATAAAGATTTGGGTAAGTACGTATGGAATTGGGATTGGGGTATTCATACTTTTGAATATAGGAAAACTTCTTCTGCTGGGGTTCGTCCTGGGCAGGATCACGTTTATCGTTCTGGTGACGTTAAATACGTTTATACTGTTGGAGGTTCTAAAGGTTTACAGTTGCCTTTTATGTGTAAGGTCATGGATGATGCCATAAAAGAGTTTTATTTAACTGGTGAACTTAAACTCCCACAAGTTATAAATGCAGTTGGTTTGAAGAAGGAATTCCTTTATACTGCTGAAGAGAATGATGACGCTGCGCTTAAAATGCAAGATAAGATACGTTATATTTGGCTCTCTGAAACGTTAGAATTTCTGATTTGCTCTGCTGTGCAGGGTTTTCGTCAGAAGTTCGAGCGCAGGGGCCCTATATTAATAGGCACCAAGTTTTCCCATGGTGGTGCTTTTAAGTTTGCAGAACAGTGTCATTATGATAATATTAATTATTTCTGGATCCAAGGGGATTTTTCCTCTTATGATCTATCTATTAAGCGGTTTTTGTTGAATCTTTTTGCAATGGAAAATTTGAGATATT